GTGACCGCGCTGGTTGCCTTTGCTGGCAGCTTTTCCCCGGTCCGCGCCGGTGAAAAGGTCGGGGGGCGGGAAATTGGCCCGACAAGTAACACGGGCCAAAAGGGTCAGGAAACCGGCATCATCGATTACCTGACCCTTGTGATGCCCGAAACCGCTTTAGAAGACTTCCGCTGTACCAACATTGATTTGTTGTTGTTCCGCATCTTCGGTTTTCGTGGTGAAGTCGTTGCGTCCGCGCTCCGCAACAAGAACTGGATGTTCTACAGCCACTCGGCCCTGTTGATGGACCGCGAGGGTGAGTTGGTCGGTCGCATCGGCATGGGTGGCAACAAGTCGACGGTGTGCGTTTCCCTTTCCGGCGCGGGGTGCAAGTGGGTCAAAGATTGGGCGCACGTCCAGCGTCAGGCCGCCATCCTGCGTGCGCGCATTAGCCGTGTTGATTGTGCGCACGATGATTACGAAGGCGAGCGCCTGGACGTGCATGCGCTGCGCAAGCGCGCTGCCGATGGGGAGTTCTGCCAGGGCGGATGCCCGCCACGCCATCGTTTCTTGAGCGATGAGGGCCACGGCACCGGCTCAACGCTCTACGTCGGTGCGAAGGGTCACAAGGAATTGTGCATCTACGAGAAGGGTAAGCAGATGGGCCTTAAAACGTCGCGCTGGGTGCGTGCGGAGGTTCGTCTCTATGGCAAGCACGTTGAGATTCCGCTCGATGTGCTGACCGATCCAGGCGCTTACCTGCGCGGCTCATACGACGTGCTGCGCGAATTGATCACTGGTATCTGCACCAGGCTCCGCACCATCCGCAAGCAGGTGGATGTGTCTGTGGAGGCTGGCATCGAATGGGCGCATCGCCAGGTCGGCCCGTTCCTCAATGTTCTACGCGGCGCGTTCGGACACTCATGGTCCGACGTCTGCGAGGCCCGCATCCTCCGTGAAGGTCACCCCGGACGGTTTCGCGGCATCTCAAAGGGTGAGCCACTACATCGATATGTGAGGGAACAACTATGCCAATCTGCCGCATCCTGAGTGCTGCTGTCGAAGAAGAAGTCAACCAGAAAACCGGCGAGGTCATGCGCGGTCAGACTGTGGGCTTGGATCTTGGTAACGGCCATGCACTGCCGTTCCGTGTCGGCCTGGGCAAGCGCCCCGCTTACCAGCCTGGCGAATACGACATCGACCCCAAGGCCTTCTCCATCGGCAATTACGGTGAGTTGACCCTCAAACGTTACGTCGATCTGGTACCGCTCACTCCGAAGGCTGCGCATCAGCCGGCCAAGGGTTGATCCATGGCTACGTGCGTAGTGCTGCAAGCGGATGGCAGGTTGGTGCCCACCGGTCAATCGGTCGGAGAGTGCAGCGGCTACGTGCTCGTCAGTGGTAGCGAATACAGCGTGTATGCGCTGGTGCAAGAGGCGTTCGCGATGCCCAGCAAGGAGGACGCCGTTGCGTGGTCCACCGGCTGCTGCGGTGTGGTGATCGTGTGGTTCGTCCTGGGACGCCTCGCCGGTAGCGTCGCAGGAATGTTCAATGACCGGTAAACCAATCATCAATCAAATAGGAGAGAAAACATGGGTGACATTCTGTCGGGTCTGAGCGCGGCCGATGCCGTGACCGCTGTCGTGGGTGCCGCTGCGCTGATCGCGCTGGTCGGTTTCACGAAGTGGGGTGCGAAGAAGGTGGCCGGCTTCTTCGGCTAATGGCGGTGAGGGTAGGGCGGCGCTTCGGTGTCGCCCTCTCTCTTTCAGGGGTTCACGATGATCGTTCTACTGTTCTGTGCATTCATGGGCGCGCTGTGTGGCTGGGCTGCTGTCAAAGGATTAGACGTCCCATGAAGCGGATGCTGGTGTGGGCATCATTTTTTTTATTTCTTGCATCTGGTCATGTGTGGGCGTCTGAACCGCCAAATGGTGGGAGTTATGGTGATCAGGGGTCGGCATATGCCGCGTGTGTGGCGCGTGGTGAATGGTGGTTGGTCACTGCAAAACAGAGCGTCCCAAGTTCTGCCTATCAATGCCGGCGTGAGGATCAGCCACCAGATGCTGGTATTTATCGCCTGTGGCTTTCTGCGGACATGCCTTTTTATCCAACTAGCAACTTCGTTTTTCCGTTGCGAAACACTTGTTCATCACGTCCTGCATCTAACTCCGGTTGGTCATCGCTCGGTAATGGTGCGAGTTGCAACGATGGTTGCGCCATGGGTCCTGCAACTTCGCCAGACACTTTCAGTGCGGGCGGCAAGACCTATTTCAGCTTGGTGGGTGCCAAGCCTACGGGTGCGACGTGCGCGTATGGCGATGGATCAGGTGAGGCGGTGAAGGATCAGGATTGCGTGCAGTCCGGTACGCTCACGATGTGCATTCGCAGCGATGGTAAGAATTGCGCGACCGCATCGACCGGCAAGCAGTTCTGTTGGTCCCCTGGTGAGTCGGGTGTCAAGAAGGCCGACAACAACAATCAGGCGGCAACGAAGTCACCGGAGAACGCCGCCATCAACGCTCCGAAGGATGCACCTTCCAACGGCGGCGATTGGCAGGTAACAGGGCAGGGCACGTCCTCTGAGACCAGGGGTGGCGTGACCACGAATTCCAACGTTACGACATTCGATAGCACGTATGGCAAGGACGGCACCGGCAAGGGTGACGGCACTGGTAGTGGCAGTGGTTCCGGTGACGGCGATGGCGATGGCGATGGCGATGGCGATGGCGACGATGGTGGCGGCGACGACCCCGGCCAGGGCGCTCCTATCGGTGACCTCTACACCAAAAACGGTAAGACGGTGCAATCGGTCGTGTCCAATTTTGCTACGCAGGTCCGCGCAACGCCGTTCGCCGGCGGAATCAGCAGCTTCATGACCGTTCCGTCTGGCGGCTCCTGCCCAGTTTTTACGCTTGGCGCGTCGAAGTGGTGGGATGCCATGACGATTGATTTTCACTGTAGTGGCTCGTTCCTCACGTTCTTGCGTGCGTGTGGCTGGGTCATCCTGGCGATTGCTGCCTATGCGGCGATCCGCATCGCGCTGACGTAGGGGGTAGGGTATGCAAGCTGGTTGGCTCAGTGACTTGACCGCCTGGATTTTCAAGGCGCTCAAGGTGTTGTGGCAGGCGTTCGCCGACTTCATGAGCGATCTGTTCGTGATGTGGCTGGAACAGTCGCTGTCCGCTGTTCTGTACGTTTTGAGCCTCTTGCCGATGCCCGATTTCATGAAAGGGCAGAGCATCGGAGCGATGTTGGGCAACGCCGGCAGCACCATCTTGTGGTTCGCCGATGTTTTCATGATTGGGCCGTCGCTTGTTGCCATAGGCGCGGCGATGATTTTCTACTTGCTGCGTCGCGTGCTGACGCTCGGGATTTGGTGAGATGCTGGTCTTCAACGAAGGTGTGCCGCGCGCCGGCAAGAGTTACGATGCGGTCAAGAATCACATTCTGCCCGCGATCAAGAAGGGTCGCCGGGTGTTCGCACGGCTCAACGGGTTGCGTCACGACCGCATTGCAAAGCACCTGGGCATGCAGGAAAAAGATGTGCGCGATCTGCTCGTGCTGGTCGATACGAAGGACGTAGCCAAGCTCTTCGCGTGCACGCAGGACGACTCGGGCAAGTGGTGTATCCCCGATGACTTCAAAGATGCGCTGGTGGTCATTGATGAGGTGCATGAGTTCTACGTCAATGAGCGCAAGCCGCTGGAGCCGGAGGTTGAGAATTTTTGGGCATTGCTCGGCCAGAATGGTGGCGATGCGGTCATCATGACGCAGTGGATAAACCGCTTGCATTCGGCGGTGAAGGCACGTATCGAGAAGAAAAACACCTTCCAGAAGCTCACGGCTGTGGGCATGAAAAGCCGCTATCGCGTGACGTATTTCCACACCACGTCGCCCGGCAAATTTGAGAAGGTTGGCGGCCAAACGCTCAAGTACGACCCGGCGATTTTTCCGCTCTATGACGGGTACGCACCGGGGGCGGAGAATACGGAGGTTTACGAGGAGGGTGGCAAGAACGTGTGGGCCGCCATGGCGGTCCGTGCCGTGATTTTTCTGGTGGTCGGTGGCATCGGTCTCTACTTCTTCGCCAGCTACTTCAACAAGGGCAAGCAGCCGGCGCATGCTGCTACTGCCGGTCCTTCGTCTACGCCGGCGGTCGGCCAGGTCTTCAAACCGGGCGAGCTGGTGTCCGCACCTGGGCAGCAGGCCGTCGCGGCTGTTGTCGCCGATCCTCTCGCTGATCTGACGCCTGAGCAGCGCTACGTGATCGAGCTGGCCGCGAAGGGCCGCATTCGTGTTGCCGCCATTGCCCAGGTTGGTGGTCTTGATCGCGCTTGGCTCCAGTGGATCGACACGTCGAATATCGTGCTTGAGCAACTCGACCTGGGCCAGCTGCGCGCGCTCGGTTTCGACGCCACTGTGCAGGCCTACGGCGTGCGGCTGGTGGCAGGCAAGCACACTGTCGTGGCGACCGCGTGGCCGTGGCGCGAGCCGGTGCGCGAGCAGGATCCGCGCCTCTACAACACCTCGCCGGAGGGCAAGAGCGACGGCGCTGCTGGCGTTGCGACCGCAGGGAGTGACGCCGGCGGCGCTGTTCGCGATCACCATGGGAGCGGCGTGATTGGGCGCGCTCCGCGCAGCCTCGGCACGTTCCCTGAGTCACCGGGCGCAAAGATCAGCACCTACACGCCTCCGACCACCCTTGACATGTGATTTTGTGACGCGTCATATAACTAATCATCATTAGACTTTTCTGACGCGTCAGATTAATATAGACACATCAGAGCTACGGACTACAGTGATGCGCGACGAAAGAGACCCCGGTACCATCGAAATGCAGCTGCCCAAGCGTCGCGGCCGGCCACCCGCCAATGGCGTTGCAGCGCAGACCGCCGCCGAGCTGAGCAGGGCGTATCGCCAACGGCGTAGGGCAGCGGTGAACAACTACAAGCGTGGCGAGGTGCTGACCGACATGGAGCTTCTTGACCGCTTGCGGCTTGCGATCAGCAGGGGCAATGCCCAGCTCGCAGGGATCTACGCGCGGGATATGCAGGAGCGTTACCCCTACGATGTCTGA